GGCTAAACCTGCGGCAGAACCGGCACCGGAAGAACCGGCACCGGCAGAACCGGAAACCCCGGAAGAACCAACAGAATTTGTTGCTGAACCACCTACGACGGAAGAAGAAGAAGAAATATTAGACGAAGATGATGTTATTACAAGCAAAGACACTATCGAATCTTTGAACATGGCTTTTACATTCTTAAAGAGTAGATGAGGTGGCCTTAATGCAAGGCTTAAACCTTGAAACGATTGAAGAAATTGACTACGAAGTTGCGAAGCGCGACTTCAAATTTTTCTTTGAAGAAATACTTGGGTTTCAATTATCATGGCATCATCAAGAGTGGTTCAATAATCTTGAGGCAGAAAAAAGATATTGTGTTAAAGCGGCGCGTGACCACGGTAAATCTACATTGTTTCTTGGTTATCTTTTATGGAAGGTAGCATTCAATCCAAAATGTAAGGCTGTTCTAATATCACACAGTTTGCATCAGTCAATACATCATATGAGAACATTGAATGATTTGATTGACGGCATACCATTCCTTGCGCGAATGAAAAAAGCAGATGCTTGGTCAAAAACATTTTTTGGTTTCAGCAATGGTTCTAACATTAGCGCAAAATCCGTTGGTGGTGCTATTCGTGGTATTCACCCCGACCTCATACTGTGTGACGACATTCTGTGGGGAACTACAGATACAGAACTGCAAAGAGTTGCAAGTTGGTTTTATGAAGTCCTTGTTCCGACACTTCACCACACATCTAAACTAATGATTGTAGGAACACCGTTCACACCAACTGACCTTTACACAGAATTAGAACAGCGCGACGGGTATCTTGTTGAAACTTACCCCGCGATTGATGCAAAAGGTGTCGCTCTTTGGCCGGAACGATGGGATTTAGATTCACTTGATGCTCGACGAAACGATATGCCCGCTATTGCTTTTGCGCGCGAATACTTGTGCGAGCCAATGGATGACATGAGCAGTTTATTCCCATCAGTAGTGTTACAAGCCGCAAAAGATAGTGGGTTAAGATTGATGAATAGAGCCGTTGGTGACCCCGACGACCAATACTTTGTCGGTTGGGACCCTGCTATTTCATCCGATAGAAGCGCTGACTACACAGTTATGGTAGTGCTTCGACGACCTTCAACGAACCCGGAAATGTTAGAGTTGGTTCATGTAGTGCGTCGTAAAAATATGGACTTTAGAACACAGATTACGGAGATTCAAAAAATAAATGCTAAGTTTGCGCCCGATGTAATAGAACTTGAGGCTAACAACTTTCAGCGTGTGTTTGCTACTGAATTGCGCGCAGACACAGACTTGCCAATAAAGACATTTATTTCGACCCGACAAAGACGCGAATCGTTATTGATGGGTTTGGTTCTGCGTTTTGAGAATGAGCAAATAAGATTGCCTTGGGGTGACGAGAATTCAAGAAACATAATTAGCGAGTTGGAACGAGAGTTGCTTATGTTTGGTATGTCTAAGAAGGGCAAGTTGGATAGCATTGGTCGTCATGATGACTTTGCTATTGCTCTTGCTTTAGCACATTGGGCTACTACTGAATTCCGTGAGCGCATAATTGACATAGATGACATGATGGCGGGGTTGATTGATTGAATTGGACAGGTTCTATATTGATAAATGAGGAAATAGAAAACATCCTCAAAGCCGCTACTATCTCAACACCGAGCATGGGAGATGCGCCAACATCACCATCAGCAGGTCAAGGCACATTAGCAGGTGGAGTAGCGCCACCAAAGAAGGATGAAGCCGAAGAAGCCGAAGAAGAAAAGAAAATTGTCGATGCTGTTACGCAACGATTGAAAAAGAACATGCCGCAGAATGGTTGGTTTCAGTCTATGTTTGGTAGAGATGCTGAAACTATGGTTAAAGAATTAAGAAATGCGCGTAGAATTAGAAAGGATTTGCGCGATGATATTGACCTTGCTATAGACGCTATCCGCATAGCCAAGCGTCAAGAAGTCGAAGCCACGATAGGTGAGTTAGAATGGTGCGGTAACCACATAAATTCTATACGCTCGCTTGGAGTAAGCGATAGAGATTTATTGTCACTAAGAAAACATGGCAATTCGCGCGGTATTGCTTTGAAGCAAGCATGTGTCATGTGGGAAAAAGCCAATGATGTTATTACAAAATTATCGCAAATTGAAGGTGATTTCAATGAGGAACAATTACAATTGTGGGTAGATTCTCGACAGTTGAGAAAGGATGCTAAAAAGCAATGGAAGCAAACATTACATCCGGTAGACAACATGAAAAAGCACGAATCAATATGGTTAGGAAAAGCAGTCAATGTGTTAGAAACGCGCGGACCATTATCTTCTAATGAGATATTCAACTCAATTGGTGCGCCTAAGAATTTGACTGTGCGCAAAATGTCAGCACTATTGAAAACCCATGGTGTAGATTTCAATATAGAAAAAATTGGCACTAATTACGGACTAATTGAAAATAATGTAGTGATTATCAAAAGCATATGGGCTTACGCCGCAGGTTTTCTTGATGCTGATGGATATGTAACGATAACAAAACGCGGCGAACCAAGAGCAGGTTTTATTGCAACAGGTAGCCGAGGTAAAATGCACTGTGAAAATCTACACAAAGCGCTTGGCTGTGGTGTGTTGCAGACAGATTTGAAGGTGCATAAATCAAGCACACGGTCACAACATCGACTGCAATTTTACAGCGAAGATGATTTGCGCACATTACTGAAAGGAGTTTTACCACATTTACAAATGAAGAAGGCACAGGGGCGCGCTGTATTAGAGTTGTTAGATTTGCGCGGGCGTGGTAGCAACATAGTAAAATCAAGACGGGAAGAATTATACCGTATAGTTAAGTGGGAAAATTGGAAAGATGTGCCTAATGAACGAGATAAATTGCTTCGTGAATGGAAAGTTGATGAAGCAGAAGTTCTTACATGGGGGCAACGGGATAGTGAGTTAATACAACTTGTCGATGATGTTGGTCGTATAGAAAGGGTGATTTGATGGCAGAAGATAAAGGAATAGTAGGCCGGTTTTTGTCATCTTTATCAAGACCGTTTCGTAGACGAACAACTCCCGAACCAATTATGCCTTTGTGGAAGGCAGGTATTCAAGAGCCGGTTCTTGTTCAAGGAGTTTCTATTCCCGCGTTATACGCTACAGTTCAAGAGTCAGTTGTTTTGAGAACAACAATTAACACTTTATGTCAAGAAATATTTAGACGCGGACATTATTGGGAGAAAAAGTTTCACAAGAAATGCACCAACTGTAGTGAAGAATATCAACACGATACTGTATCAAAGTGTAGAATATGCGGTAACGAAGAATTCGACAGTCCTAACGCAGACCAAGTGTTATATCCGCGTTGGCTGTTAGAACAAAGAAACAGCATGGACCAATCATTCATGGATGTTATGCGCGAAATAGAATGGGATTTAGATATTGTAGATGATGCATTTCTAATTCTTATCAAAGAATATTTCATAGACCCGGATAGTGGAGAAATATCATTTTTCCGTATCAAAGAAGTCATGCGTGGCGACCCAACCTTCATGAGAATAGTTGCTGATAAGCGCGGTGCGAGAGGTGGAAGGTATCTACTATGCCCGGTTCACCGAGATAGAACCTATCCGCATAACGGTGACCATAGTAAGTGTGAAATTTGTAGTCTACCGCTACAAGATGTTCATTACATCAACACAGCCGGTAGTGGTAAAACCCAATATTATATCGAAGGTGAAATAATACACACAAGTAAATTCAACCCATCTAAATTGTATGGTAGAAGTCCTGTTGCAACAATGTGGCGGCAAGCGCAAACATTGACAGCAATGGATAATTACATCTATCTTGCATATCAAAAGCGTCGTATTCCGCGCGGTGTTCTTGCTATTACTACGGATAACATTCAATCTACTGCATCATTTTGGAAAGGCGCAGAAGAAAAAATGGAACGCGACCCCCATTACATACCCAAAGTTGGCATAGAGTCAGCGTCGGGTCGTGGTAAAGTCGAGTTCGTGCGCTTTATGGATAGTCTTGACGAAATGCAGTATGCTCAAGTGCGAGATGAAGTGCGTATGAGGATTGCGGCTTTCTACGGTGTGTCGAGTATATTTATGATGGATGCAGGTAAATCGGGCGGGTTAAACAATGAAGGTATGCAAATACTTGTGACAAATCGCGCTGTAGAATACGGGCAGAAAATTTACGCTAAAAATCTGTTTCCGCGCTTGTTGAAAGAGATGGGTGTCGATGAATGGGAATTGACTCTATATCCTAATGAAGAAGAAGATGATGTTACGCGCTTACGCCGTGATGAACAAGAAGTCAATATTGCGCAAAGAATGCAGGCTCTTGGATTTACAGCAGAATTGACAGAAGACGCAGGTAGGGACATTCGCTTTGTCTATAGCAAACCCGACCCACAAATGCAACAACAACCTCCACAGGGCGGTGCAGGTGGCGGTGGGGCGCCACCTCCTATGCCGCCTATGGGCGGTGGTGGTATGCCTATGCCACCACAAGGCTTACCTCCTATGGGCGGTGCAATGATGCCTCAAGGTGGTGGGGGGCTTCCACCTCAAGGCGGAGTGCCACCACAGCAAGGCACACCTATCATGACAATGGAAAAAGCGGTTGGATTAGGAGAAGGAACCGGACAGCGCGACAATGGGCCTGCGCCTATTAGTTCCGAAACTCATCTAAGCGGTGCGCCTAAGACAAAGAAAAATCAACGCGGCGCAAAAAAGTCAATTACAGAACAAATGCTTGACGCGGTGGAGGATGCAAAAGACCCTACATCACAAAAAGAAAGCGGCTTTTAAGTCCGATACCTTCAAGAGTCGTAGGGACATGGGCTAACTCATGAGCGACCTACTCAATAAGATGGACCCAATGGTTCGTAAGTTAGAAACTGCTATGGCAGAATTCAAAGTTGCGCTTGCGAACAACGACCTTGTATCAGCCGAACAATTCCTACGCAGTATCAATTCCACATCCGATTATCTTGCCGATGATGTTGGTGCAATTTACAAGTCACAGACTGAAACTAAGATTCAAGGAATTAACGACAGATATGCCGGAGGATTCCCTGTCGCGCAATTCAACAGTGTAGAAAATGTAATTGCTAAAGGCGAGAGTAGACCTATGGGTTACATCGGGCCGGACAGAATCGGCAAG